TTTGCTACAAACAATGGACAACCTATTACCCAGGCTCAACACTTCTTGAATAGAATCAAAGGATTACAGAACGATACAGTCCTTTGGCTAGATATAGAACAGCCTTATATTGGCAAACAGTGGACAAGGGCGGAAGCAGTTAGCTTCACGAATCAGTTTATAAATTATGTTCAGAGCCAAGGATATAAAATAGGAATTTATGCAAACACTAGCTTCTATTATGAAAACTTACAAGGCAACATCTCTAATGTACCTCTGTGGATGGCTAGTTATGGCCGACAACCAGATCAGTTTCCAGAAAGAGTTAGCTGGCAGTATACAGGTACGGGTTATGTAAATGGCGTACAAGGTTATGCAGACAAGGATTACTTCAATAGTACAATCTTTGGAGGGTATTTGCCTGCTCCTGAAAATTCTGTAACTCCTGTAGACAACGAAATAAAGCAAATTCAGCACAATTTGAATAGGGTCATGAACTTTGGTCTAGTTGAAGATGGAATACAGGGGTCTCAAACAACTCAGGCTATAACAGAATTTCAGAAAATTGAAGGACTAGCTACAGATGGAATAGCAGGTACTAAAACAGTATCAGCTCTAAATGAAATTTTGTCTTTTCCAACTTGCAAATATGGTAATAGAGGATATACAACTCGCTATCTTCAATACAGTTATCAAATAGGAATAGATGGAGTTTTCGGGAATCAGACTGAACAAGCTACAAAGACATATCAGAGAAGTCATGGCTTGTCAGTGGATGGAATAGTAGGACAAGCAACTTGGAAAGCATTATTTAGATAAATCATAGGCAGTTGGAAGTTTTTAAACTTCTAGCTGTCTTATTTTTTTTGCATTATATAAATTATTTTTCCTACTTATTATATATCTATTTTAATGTACTTCCTTTTTTTGTCACAGCATATATCCTTTCTCTACGTATCTTATGAGATCAGTAAACAGTATGGCGAGATTTGTTTAACATTATTTAGTTTAGATCTTCATATTATATGTTTAAGGAGGTAAACAGATGGAAGATACCAAAAATACCATGACTACACTAAGGAAGGTAGAGAAGGATTCTGGTATGCTAAAAGGAATACACAAAAATATTATGCACAATTGTAATAATAAAATGTACGAGGATGGTATCATAGGTAAACAATTATATTTGAAGGTCAGAGCGGAGATAGACAGGCTCTAGCCTTCTTTCTTTTTTTATTGACAAAACTTGAATGATTATGATAAACTTAATTGAAACAAACGCATATAAAAAGGAGGGAGTCAATCTGCTATGAGCTACAGAACTACTGAAGAAAAAGAAGTTCCTAGATTTGAATTTGGTGATTTGTATGAAATTAGAGAGCTTTTGACTAAAGGATATACTTTGGAAGAACTACCTTTGAGAGTTACATTCTATACAAGAGTTTCCGCTTGCTCAGACGATCAGCTACATTCATTAAAAAATCAGGTTAGTTTTTTTGCAGATTATATAAAGCAGAGAAAAAATTGGACATACATTAAAGGATATACAGATGAAGGAATTACTGGAACTTCTATAAATAGACGTGAATCTTTTAAAGAAATGATTAGAGCAGGAAAAAATAAGGAATTTGATCTAGTGATAATAACATCAGGGAAGCAGGAAAAAACTGCTTCTTTTTTTTATTTTTTGGAGAAAGAGCAATTACAGTCATATCAACGTCTATAACACATTTCGCTTAGTCAATCCAGCATGTAACTATATATATAAACAGTATATAACCTTTAAGATCTTTTATAGTTAGTTTGTATTTGAATTTAAAAAGTAATAAAAAATGTCACAAAGCAATCCTTCTATCTACATTTCTTATGAAAGACAAACTAAAGAAATAGGAGGAATACAAAAATGTTTGATAATGTATTGTTAGGTTTAATTAAAAAGACTAAAGAAAATGGTGGGGTTTCTGTTTATATTAATTTGAATGTTGAACTGATTAGGAAAGGTATTCTACAGGATTTGACAGGCAATGAAGTTAAGGTACTGCTCGCTATAGCGTCTTATATGGATGAAGAAGGGGAATGTACTCCTGCACAAGAAAGAATTGCTACTATGACGAATCTGGCGAGTTCTACGGTATCTCTAGCTGTTAATTCTATCGTAAGAAAGAAAATTGATGGTAGAGTGTTAATGAAAAGAAAGTTTGTTGGAAAAGGCTCGAAAAAATACTCAAAGTACAAATTTCCATTATTAGGGGATGTTGAAACTGAAAGTGATATTGAAGAAAGGTTGACAGCTCCGGCGGTGTTGAAACTCTTTCAAGCTAAATATGAAGAAATTTACAAAATACCATATAAACCGAACTACCGTAGAGATTGTTCAATGATTAAAAAGACACTACTTGCAACTTATGAGGATGAACAGATTAAGAAGATTATATCTGTTGCTGTAGAAGAATATGACAAGAGGTGGAAGAACAGCAAATATCCTTCAATAACCGTAGGAGCATTGTGCAGCTGGATTGCTCAGGAAGCCTTGAAGATTGTCAGGGACAGAGAAAAGAAAGTTACGGATAGGGACGCTAAATATGCAGAACTTGAAGATGATGAAGATTAAATTTGGTATTGACAATTTTAGCATATTACTGTAATATAGGAATTACAGAAATTAAAAAATAGTAAAGTGGAGGAAAGTTAAAAATGAAAAAGGTACTGAAAGTTTTGGGAGTTATTGTTGTATTAATTGTAATAGGAGGTATTGAAATTTGGACAGGCAGAAATAAAGGTTTGTGAACTACCACGAGCCTAAAGGCATCGTGGCTTCTAGGAGCCTAAGTTCAC